CACGAAACACACCCATCTTTGCTTCAATATCACGACCCCGTTGGATCATGTTACGTCCTTTTGCAAATATAGGTGTATCCGAACAGTCCAACCATGTGCACATTTTGTGCTCCATGGGTGTCATGAAACTAGCCAATGGTAGACCATACCGTTTATTACGGTATTGTATACATCGAGGGGCCTTGTACTCAGGTACGTGGCTCTTGTCATCCTTCAAGAACATCCGTACATGCCCATCTTTGTCCTCAACTGGGTGATATGCCAGTGATTCTTTGGCTTGTTCCAATAACACGCGTTTCCTTGCCGAAGCTCGGCCGATAACCTGATCGTAGGATATAGGAGACACGTGTGATACATAGCGGCGTAACAGTTTCTTCAAGTTGAGTTGGGAGGTATATTTACTTCCGTCATCAACTTGATGTCGCTGTTCCAACGCTATGCGTTCATTGCAGGTGCATGACTTATGTGTCCATACACAACTATCCAGGGACCGATCATTGAACCTGAACAAATTGGTTGTCATGCGTGTGCAGTGGCAGTCACATTCTGCGACGTTCTTGGTGGCTCGTGGTAAGGGCGTAGCATTTCCTTTCAACCCTTTCACACAAACACCAGGTAGAATGTGACTGTACTAGGTGGTTTTGGTGCCTGCGGGCAACACCTTAGCCCGCCGTATCCCGAAGAAACCGCTACGAACGTTTCAGCAACCCCGTCATTGACAAACTTGTTATGTTTGCCAATCTCTTCCAAGATCACATCGTTCTTCATCATGGCCCGAACTGTTTGTTCAGCGTCGGGAATGGCCATGGCATGTGCCACGGTCCCTATGATGAGGCGGTATCGCTCTTCAGCTGTCAAAGCAGCCTGGTCATATTTGGCCAAGTACTTGGACAGTTTTTGTTGCATGGCCCGCATGGTGTCTGGTTTACGCTCCAAGAAAGCAAATTCGGACAATAAGTAATAATAACAATCATCATCTATTGTCTTTACCAGAGCCACGCGGTCTCGCAAAGCCTGTTTACG